AAAGTTTATTAAGCCTTCAAGCGGACGACGACGACGGGCAAAGAGCAAGTGCGCCACAACCTAAACCACAATTCACCGAGGATAAGTTTGAAGCAGCGAAGAAAGCCGGAGCGACTTTAGAAACTATTAAAAGCAAGTATTTAGTTTCAAAGGAAGTTGAAAGCAAGTGGAATGAGTTTAATAAGTAACGTTACTTGTATATGAAATGTAGCGGATAAACACGCAGAAATTATCGGAAATGAAACGAATTAATTAAATAACACTAACCAATGGATAAGCAACTAAACCGCTATTTTTTATATACGGTGTTGTACATCTGTTAAAAAAGGATGGTATGTACAGAAGTAAAATAGAATTACATAACGTTGACTGTTTGCCTTTTATGAAGCAATGCGAGGATAAAAAATTTGACCTTGCAATAGTAGACCCACCTTACGGGATAAACTTTGGTGAATTTAATAGAACGAACAAAGCAAGCAACGGTGAAAGGTACAAGGCTAATAAATACAAAAACAGCAATTGGGATGATGCAATACCTACGGATGAATACTTTATTGAGTTGATGCGTATAAGTAAAAATCAAATTGTTTGGGGTGGCAATTATTTTCCTTTTCTATGGAAGAACGGATGTAAGGGTTTTGTGTTTTGGTATAAAGGAAACCCTGTGCCTAATTTTAGCGATGGTGAGCTTGCTTGGACAAGTTTTAACAAAGTAGCTAAACAAATAGATTACAGATATTATGGTAATTTAGAAGGCAAAACAAGTGCAAGCGACAAAGTGCACCCGACACAAAAACCCGTTGATTTGTACAAATGGCTATTAAAGAACTATGCTGAAAAAGGGGATAAAATAATTGACACGCATTTGGGAAGTGGAAGCATTGCGATTGCTTGTGACGAACTTGGTTTTGATTTAACTGGACTTGAAATAGATAAAGATTATTTTGAGAAGGCAAACAAAAGACTGAAACCTTATAGACAGCAACAAGCCCTTTTTTAATTGTGTACAACACAAAAGCAAAGCGCGTTTTAATGCGTATTGCTGACTGTTATAAGCCGTTTCAATGGCGTATTATTTAATTTAAAACTAAAACAAAATGGGAGCAAGTGGAAGAACATGGATGAACCTCCGTATGGAGGAAGAATATTACCAACAACTTGACGAAGATTGGCGTGAAGTAATGCAAATAATGTCGATTGAAGAAGAGTACGATTATAGTCTGCACGAAGCTTGGAAGGAAGCGAATCGAGAGGCTGGTATGGCTTACGCTAAGAAGAAAGAAATAGAGCGAATGATTAGAAACAACGATAAACTGAAAGAAGATGAGAATTAAAGAATTTATGATTGGCGACGATTTCCCAGAGCCACACATGGAAAGACCTAAGATTAATCAGACAGTAAGAGAGTGCTTAATTAAAGAGGTAGGAGAAAGCCGATACGACCTAATTACCTTAACGATAGACCTAGACTTCAAGCATGAGTTGTTTCTATATTGCAGAGGTGATGAAAGCGCGTTAAACGGTGAACAGATACAATCTATATTCGATTATTTAAATAAGTAGTTTTTTTTTGTTATATTTGGGAACAAATGAAGCACAACGCAAAAGATTTAGCTAAGAAAGACCCGCTAACGCAAGAGGAAATAATGTTTTTAATTGAGGAGTACATTTACGCTACAAAAGGAGTAGGTGTAAAATGCTCTATTAATCAACACCCACTTGTCGCCAAGAGCGAACTTGAAACTATGGCTTATCTTTTGCCTTATGCAATTGCTCATTTTTCTGTTTAACCTAAATATAAATAATTGGAAAAGATATTTAAACATCACAAAGAATGGATAGCAATAGTGAAAACTTTTGGAGCAAAGGATTTGGCAGAAGATATTGTGCAAGATACATATCTTAGAATTTTACGTTTAAACTATGTGGATAGATTTGTAGGCGAAGAAGTCAACAAGGGATATATGTGGATGGCTTTAAAAAGCGTTTACGTTGACCACTTAAGAAAAATAAAGATGCAAGAGGTCCCGCTCGACTATTCGTTAAAGATAGCATACGAAGAAATAAACAACGACGAACACAACGCGGAAAAGATTATCTACGACAAAATAGATAGACATATTGACTCTTGGGATTGGTACGATTCGATGTTGTTTAGACTGTATAAAGACAATAATTTCTCACTTAGAGATATAGCCAAGAAAACAGGGATAAGCGTATCGAGTATATTTCTAACGATAAAAAGTTGTAAGCAAGATTTAAAAAACAAGTTAGGCGAAGATTACGAAGATTATTTAAACAAAGATTACGAATGGATTCAGAAACGATAAAAGAGGAGGTTTTTAAGGAATTTATTAAGCATCGCTTCACAATAAAAACAACAGAGGAAGGTATAGACTTTGTAAATCATTTAACACACCGACAAGCGGTACGAAAAACAAAGCGACACTTTCAAGGCAAAGAACAACATTTAGAAATTTTAAGTAAATATTAATATGGCAAAGGCAAAAAAACCAGTAAAGAAGTCGCAAGGATTAGGCGACACGGTAGAAAAAGTATTTGAAGCAACAGGGATAGCAAAGGTAGCAAAGTTTATCTTAGGCGAAGATTGTGGATGTGACGAACGAAAAGCAAAACTAAACGAAATGTTTCCTTATCGGAAGCCAGAATGTTTAACAGAAGACGAGTTTAATTATCTTACCGAAATAGACATTGCGAAAAAGAACACGTTTAAGCCGTCCGAAGTTACACGGGTAAGGGAAATATACTCTAGAATTATGAAAGTGCGCCTAGAGCCTTCTAATTGCGCTTCTTGCTTTAAAGAGATAGTTGTTAACTTGGTTAAAGTTTACGAAAGTTATGAGGTAGAGGAATCTAAATATTAAATCATATTAGAAATGGCAGACGGAAGAAAAAACAACGGCAACCAAGGACACTCCACAAAGTCTAAAGGAGTCGATAAGAGAAAGAATAAATACTTGGAACTATTAGACCAAGCGTCTACATCCGAAGAGGTCGTAGCGGTCATTAAAAAGCTAAAACAAATTGCAACCGAAAAAGGAGATGTACAAGCGATTAAATTATTCTTGGAGTATTACTTAGGGAAACCAAAGGAAACGATAGAGCAAACGCATACTTTAAGTACATTCGATATTAAAGAGATATTTAGAATTGATAAAGATTAATAGTAAATATAGTCTACTAGGTTCAGATAGTCGTTATTTTGTTGTAACAGGTGGAAGGGGTTCGGGAAAGTCATATTCTTTGAACTCCTTTTTATTGTTGCTCACATACGAAATAGGTCATGTTATTCTTTTTACTCGATACACTTTAACGAGTGCGCACGTATCTATTATTCCTGAATTTATAGACAAGATTGAAACAGCTAATCTAAGCGACGATTTCTACATAACCAAGGATGAGATAGTAAATCTAAAGACAGGCTCTAAGATACTCTTTAAAGGCATTAAAACGAGTAGTGGAACACAAACGGCGAACCTTAAATCTTTAGCGGGTGTTACTACTTGGGTACTTGACGAAGCGGAAGAACTAAACGACGAAGAAACATTCGATAAGATAGACTTTAGTATTCGTGCCAAAGGAATACAGAACAGAGTTATTCTGGTTATGAATCCAGCCACAAAAGAACATTTTATCTATAAACGTTTCTTTGAACAACGCGGAGTTGATGCTGGAGTAAGTGAGATTGTAGGCGATACAACGTACATTCATACGACCTACCTAAACAATAAAGCTAACCTATCGCAGTCATTCCTTTCACAGATTGAACGCATGAAGGTAAGCAACGAAAGTAAGTATAAGCATATCATTCTCGGAGGGTGGTTAGATAAAGCCGAGGGCGTTGTGTTTACTAATTGGAAGTTCGGAGAGTTTAATCCTGACCAGCTACAAACATCGTGCGGTATGGACTTTGGATTTAGTGTTGACCCTGACACGCTCACAGAGGTAGCAATAGACAAGTCTAAGAAGATAATATACCTTAAAGAACACATCTACTCGAATGGATTACAAACGCACGTACTGGCTCAAATGATTACCGACCGAGTTGGCGATATGCTTATAATAGCCGATAGTGCAGAACCCCGTTTAATAGCAGACTTAAAGTCTAAAGGTGTGAACATTCAAGCCGTTAAGAAGGGTACGATAGAGAGTGGTATAGCTATGATGTTGGACTATGAGTTAATATTAGACCCAACAAGTACAAACGTCGCTAAGGAACTAAATAACTACGCTTATTCAGATAGAGGTTCTAATCTATACATCGACAAGTTTAACCATGCTATCGACGGCATAAGGTATAACGTCATTCATAACTTAGACAATCCGAACAAGGGTAATTATAATATCTATTAATCAAAATTACAAATTATAGTATTTTACGTTTATAAGTTATGGAGTTAAAGATTAACGTACCGAGTACACTTAATGAGATACCTTTAAAGCATTACCAAGAGTTTCTAAAGGTGCAAGAAGGTTCGACCGACGAGGAGTTTATAGCGCAAAAAATGATTGAAATATTTTGTGGTATTAGACTTGCTGATGTGGTTAAGATTAAGCTCACTTCTTTAAATGAATTGATAGTTCATTTTACTAAAATATTCGAGCAGAAGTCAGTATTTCAAAAGACATTCAATATAGGTGACATTGAGTTTGGTTTCATACCCGAACTTGAAGAAATTAGTTTCGGTGAGTACGTGGATTTAGAATCACACCTTACAACTTGGGACACTTACCACAAGGCAATGGCTGTTATGTATCGACCTATCACAACTAAGGACAAAAAGGGAAGGTATGATATACGCGAGTACAACCCCGACCTAGATATACAAGAACTCATGCGCTTTGCTCCTTTGGACGTTTGCTTAGGTGCGACGGTTTTTTTTTACAATTTAGAAAACGACTTACTAGTGGCTACTCTGAATTATTTGGAGAAGCAGATAGCGAAGAACAGCCAAGCGTCAACGACTTTAGCGAAACAACTCAATTTAGCAAACGATGGGGATGGTATCAGAGTTTATATGGACTCACTAAGGGAGACATCACGAAGTTTGACGAGGTTACAAAGTACCGACTTACTAAATGTCTCACGTATCTCACGTTCGAGAAACAAAAAACAGAAATTGAGCAAAGACAATTTGATAAACAAATGAAACGATGAAAGGATTTTATAGCATAACGGAAAAACTAAAGGCTCACTTTGAAGCTGACCCAATTACAAACACGATAACGGAGGGTTCGATATTTGACGTTGACCTAAATAAACAAACTATCTTCCCGTTGGTTCATTTGATGGTTAATTCAGCAACGTTTGAAACAAATGTTGTGCGATTTAATGTATCGCTTATTGCGATGGATATTGTCGATATTTCAAAGAAGGAAGTTACCGATTTATTCAGAGGAAACAACAACGAGCAAGACGTACTGAATACACAATTGGAGGTACTTAACCGCGCTTACGCTTTGCTATTGCATGGTGATTTATGGGATGACAAATTTGTTGTTGACGGCAATCCAAACTGCGAACCTTTTACTGAGCGTTTCGAGAATCTTTTAGCGGGGTGGACAATGACCTTAGATATTCTTATTCCTAACGAGGTAACAATCTGCTAGATGGAACAAAGCAAAGTACAAGCTGAACTAAATAAGTTTAAAGAGTATGTGATTAAACAATCGCGCACCAACTTAACAAAAGGCGGTAAGAACTCGTCTAGTAAGCTATACAACTCTTTAGGCGCAACCGTCAAGGCAAACCCTAACTCTTTCGAGATGGAGTTTTACATGGAAGATTACGGGGTGTTCCAAGATGCTGGTGTAAGTGGTAAAAAAAGAAAATACAATACACCTTATTCTTATAAATCTAAAACGCCACCACCAAGTAAGTTAGACAAATGGATAGTTAAGAGAGGAATTGCACCACGCGACAAGAATGGCAAGTTAATGAATAGAAAAAGTTTACAGTTTGCAATAGCACGAAGCATATTTAACAACGGAATTAAACCAAGTTTATTCTTTACTAAACCTTTTGAAGCAGGATTTAAACGATTACCGCAAGATTTAGTGGAAGCATACGGACTAGACGCA